CAAAAATATAAAGATGAATTATCTATTAATGGTGATTTATCTTATCTTAATTTAGATTGGAAACCGGTACCTATTATACCTAAGTTTGTAGATATAGTTGTTAATGGTATATCAGAAAGATTATTTGATATAAAAGCTTATTCACAAGATCCATATGGTGTTAGTAAAAGAACAGCATATATGGAGCGAATACTAGCTGACATGCGTACTAGAGAATTAGACGAATATTCAAGAGAGAATTTTGGTATTAGTTTATCATCAACTCCACCAGATAAATTACCTCAAGATGAAGAGGAATTAGAATTACACATGCAGCTTACGTATAAACAAGCTGTTGAGTTAGCTGAGGAACAAGCTATTAATGTTTTATTAGAAGGAAATAGATATGAATTAACTAGAAAGAGAGTTAATTATGATTTAGTTACATTAGGTATAGGAGCAGTAAAACATTCATATACACAGTCAGAAGGAGTAAGAATTGATTATGTTGATCCAGCTAATCTAGTTTATTCATATACTGAATCACCATATTTTGATGATCTATATTATGTAGGTGAAGTTAAAGCAATACCAATAAATGAATTAAAAAAGGAATTTCCTAATTTAACTCAATTTGAATTAGAAGAAATATCTGGTCAAACTTATAAAAACAATAGAGTTAATGATAGAATAGTTAATTCAGGCGATGATTATGATAAAAACCAAGTAAGATTATTATATTTTAATTATAAAACCTACATGAATGAGGTTTATAAGGTAAAAGAAACATCTACAGGCGCTGAAAAAATTATAATAAGAGATGATCAATTTGATCCACCTGTAGAAATTTTAGAACAAAGATTTGGTAAACTTGAAAGAGTTTTAGAGGTATTATATGAAGGTGTTTTAGTTTTAGGTTCAGATAAACTATTAAAATGGGAGATGGCAAAGAATATGGTCAGACCCAAAAGTGATTATACTAAAGTTAATATGAACTATAGCATAGTTGCTCCTAGAATGTATAAAGGAAAAATAGAATCATTAGTAGGTAGAATAACTGGTTTTGCTGATATGATTCAGTTAACACATTTAAAACTACAACAAGTTTTAGCAAGAATGGTTCCTGATGGTGTTTATTTAGATGCTGATGGTTTAGCTGAGGTTGATTTAGGTAATGGAACAAATTATAATCCACAAGAAGCTTTAAACATGTTCTTCCAAACTGGTTCGATAATTGGTAGATCATTTACTGGTGATGGAGATATGAATCCTGGTAAAGTACCTATTCAAGAAATACAAAGTGGTAGTGGTGGTCAAAAGATACAAAGTTTAATTGGTACATATAATTATTATCTTCAAATGATAAGAGATGTGACCGGTTTAAATGAAGCAAGTGATGCTAGTACTCCTTCAAAAGAAGCTTTAGTAGGTGTACAAAAGATGGCAGCTGCTAATAGTAATACAGCTACGAGACATATATTACAAGCTGGATTATTTTTAACAGCAGATTTATGTGATGGTATATCTCTTAGAATATCAGATATAATTGAATATTCACCTACAAGAGAAGCATTTATACAAAAGATAGGTGTACATAATGTTGCTACTTTAGATGAAATGTCTAATTTACATTTATATGATTTTGGTATATTTATCGAATTAGCTCCAGATGAAGAAGAAAAGCAGATGTTAGAAAACAATATACAAGCTGCTTTAGCAAAAGACAGTATAAATCTTGAGGATGCAATAGATGTAAGAGATATTAAAAATTTAAAACTAGCTAATCAAGTTTTAAAAATAAGACGTAAACAAAAGCAAGAGCAAGATCAATTAATGCAAGAGCAAAATATTCAAGCACAAGCTCAAGCTAATGCTCAAGCGCAACAAGTTGCTGCTCAAGCTGAAGTACAAAAGAACCAAGCTATCACACAACAGAAAGCTCAATTGATACAGATTGAAGCTCAAGTTGATGAAAGAAAATTAATGCAAGAAGCTAGATTAAAAAAGGAGCTAATGGCATTAGAATTCCAATACAACATGCAATTAAAGAATATAGAGGTTGATGGAATGAAGCAAAAAGAAACTGACAAAGAAGATCGTAAAGATGAACGTACTAGAATACAAGCATCACAACAATCTGAATTGATAGATCAAAGACAAACGGGTAAA